GACAATACGCCAGACGAGGAGAGAGTACAGTTAACCCATAAAGAAGACCATAGCCTACGCATGCTTAACGGCTCTGTAAGGCTAAGACATAGGGATAATCACACCCTCTTTATGAATGAAAACATCGTTGAGATAAGGCATAAGACGGGCACTACTATTCGCGTTGAGAATGACGGTACTGTTAGTATTAATGCAAGTAATGATATAGTGAATATAGATGGTAATACAACCATTACCGGTACACTGCATGTCACTGACGCACAGACTAATGATAGTACCATTACGGCGAGTGGAGAAATCACTTCAGGTAGTGTCACATTAACAGGACATACACATAACGATACACCAGGCCTTGGCGCTGGTACAACTACAACAGGGAGCGGATAATGGCAGACATGGGTATTAAAAACGGCCGAGTTGCTTACTTTGATGATAATGGTAATGTAGTATATAACTTACCTAATACAGCAACGAACGGCCAAATGGATCTCACTCTGGCATATACACCAACCACTAATTCGGATTGGGATAGTGTGCCAACAACAGTAGGTGAGGCCCTTGATGAATTGGCAAGTAGGTTAAGGACACTTGGTGGGTAATTATATTATAACACATATAGGACACTTTGTAAACACGCCGAACCGAACCCATACGCATCTTACTGAGAGTATTTGGAGGGCGTGCATATATACGTCTGTAACCTTCATAGGTATTTTTAAAGGACCTAAAAGTGGCACAGTATAACCTATATGCATCTTGCTTACCTATAGGGGGTCAATACAGTATAACATATAGATACCTTTTTGCTAAAAAAATATTGCCGGCAGAAAAGTTATCTGAGAGAAGTTGTTACTAAACTATTAACATAGGATTATAAATAGATATATGGCTAATATAAACGACGGCGACAATATTACTTCACCTGAGATCTTATCAGATAGATCCGTTGCAGGTAGAAAAAGTAAAGCCTCTACGGTATCTCGTAGTAAGGGTTATTCTGACTTAGACTTAAAATTAACTCTTCATAAGATCAGAAAAGATATAGTTCCCCTAAGAGATGACCAGGCAGTGAAGAACTCTATTAAGAATTTAATATTAACTAATTTCTTTGAGAGACCTTTTCAACCAGGTGTAGGTGCTAATTTAAGAGGTTTATTATTTGAACCCGCTGATGCTATCACAGAACTAGCTTTAGAAGATAATATTAAAAGATGCTTGAAATTAGAACCGCGGGCAGAAGTTATTTTCGTGGAAGTAACTAATATAGAGGATAGAAACGCTTACAGAGTCACAGTAAAATTTAATATAAAACAATTCGATCAAACGGCTGAAGTAGAGATCGTTTTAAGAAGATTAAGGTAAAGAAGAATGGCAACTAATTTAAATGTAACAGAGCTTGATTTCGATCAAATTAAAGATAACTTAAAAAGTTATTTAAAACAACAAACAGAGTTTAACGACTATAACTTTGAAGGATCTGGTCTCAGTACTCTTTTAGATGTTTTGGCTTATAATACTCATTATAATGCTGTCGCTGCTCACTATTCATTAAATGAAGCTTTTCTGGACTCTGCTCAGATCCGTGGCAATGTCGTTACCAGAGCGAAGCTATTAGGTTATGTTCCGCGATCAGTTCTTTCACCAAGAGCCACTGTTAATATTACTGTAAATAATACTAACGGTCCTACATTTCCTACAGAGCTGACTTTGCCTCGTGGCACAAAGCTGACTACTAGTGTATTAGGTGAAACTTATCAGTATGTGGTACTAGAAACTATTACAGCTGTGGCTCCTGCAGGTTCTAATATCTTTACTTTCACTAATGTACAAATCGCTGAGGGTTCCTATAAGACTCTTTTATATAGAGTAGACAATGACATCGAGTCTCAAAAGTTTCAGATTACAGATGATGACATTGACACAAGTACATTAAGAGTTCGTGTACAAGAGAATGAAGAAGCGTTAACTTATGATATTTATAGCCGTTTCGAATCGCTCCTTAATGTAGACTCAGCGTCGCAGATTTATTATGTTCAGGAAAACACAAACGAAAAATATGAAGTTTATTTCGGCGACGGTGTTATTGGTAGGAAACCTATTAACAATAATATTGTCACACTAGACTACATTTATACGCATGGCACTGAGAGTAATGGAGCTTCTGAGTTTGAATTATCTTCCACATTAGGTGGATTAGTGAATGCTTCTTATACTGTTACAACCGTGTCTAATTCTGCTGGTGGTGCGAATAGAGAATCCATGGAGTCAATTAGATTTAATGCTCCTCTTACATTTACTGCACAAAACAGAGCTGTTACCTCTGATGATTATAGAGCAATCATTCTGAAATCATTTAGTAACATTTCATCTATTAGTACTTGGGGCGGTGAAGATAATGAGCCTGTAGACTTCGGTAAAGTTTATATTGCAATCAAGCCACTTTCGGGTGATGCATTAAGTGATAGTGATAAGACTGCTATTAAGGATACTATCTTAAAAGGTAAAAACATTGTATCCATTACGCCAGAAATTGTGGACCCTAACTTTACAAATTTAGAGCTTGATGTTTTCTTTAAATACAATCCTAATTTAACTGATAGAACAAATGTAGAATTACAAGGTGTAGTAAGAGATACTATCTCTGATTATAACTTTAATAACCTCAATAAGTTTGATGGTGTATTCAGATACTCACAATTATTAAAAGCTATTGATAATTCTGATAGATCTATTCTTAACTCCACTATTCGACCTTATATGTTCCAAAATATCAAGGCCAAGGTTGAGAAATCACAAAACAACTTTACACTTCAATTTGCTTCAGGTCTCTTTGAATCAGGTTCTGAAAAAGAATTTATTTTAAATAGTTCTGCATTTAATATTGATGGTGTTCCACATTATTTTGGAGACAAGGTAAATTCAGGCACTACAGGCAGTAATAGAAAAGTTATTGTTTATAAAATTGTTGGTGGTGAGAAGGTAACAGTAATTAATGATGCTGGAACTTTGGAAATAAGTAATGGTAGAGTTATTTTACATTCCTTTATTTGTGATACTGATACAACTATTAAGATTTCAGTAGTTCCTAACAGTTTGGATATTGCTCCTAAAAGAGACCAATTATTAAATATTGATCAACAGTTTGTAAGTATTACTGCAGAAGTTGATACCATCTCTACTGCAGGTGCATCTGGTTCAATTGACTATGTAACAAATTCAAGGTTAAGATAATATG